GGGTGGCGTTACGCTGTCCCTGTAGGCCCGCCATGATTGCCTGCTGGGCCATATAATCACCAGACTGCATTACGTCATTTGCCGGTCTGAATGTCTGACCAGCTAGTGCCATGTTTTGGTTCATGGCCTGTTGGCGCACATCTTGAGCGTTTTGGTATCCAGGCGTTAATGTCTCACCGACCCTGCCGCCATACTTTTCAATCAGCGCCATGTTCTCTTTGCGCTGCTTCTCGGAAAGTTTTTGGTTCTTCTTGTTTTGTTTGTAATCAAGCACCGAACCTACAACGCTTGCCGCTGCCGATCCTGCCGCTGCTGCTGCTTCTCCTGCCATAATAAGTTCCCCTAATTAGTTAAACGGCTACCCAGCCCTTTTTAGTTACACCGCCAATATCGGGCAGCATCTTTCTATATTCGATAGTTCCAGAGGAGCCAGTAGAATTGATGTAGAGGCTGTACTGTCTCGCGTCTATAACATTCTCTGGACTTCCCGCCCCAATGATAGGAATACTGAGACTTGCTTCTTGAGTAAATAACCGGAACGCTTGGGACATAGTGCCGTCTTCTTCAACAATCGGCTGGCCTACATTGAGCCTTGGGCCTGTCACTTATCTCCACCAATCATGTTGGCAGTAAGCTGGATAATTACTGGCTTAACCGCATCGGTGAGGGTAAACCTAAACACTTCAAACCTTGCGGCCCTGCCGTTCCTACGCCAGATCGCCCTGCGATTATATTCACCAATCTTGCCCAATCCTCTGGCGATTGCTCCGCTCCATGTCTTGCCGTCTAAGCTGCGCTCCAGAACTATCTCTGGGTTTTCAACAGCGGCATTGCCAACGCCAGACTCAACCGTTAGCTCTAGGCTAGGAAAGAATACCGACATCATATTGTTCTGAAAGGGCTGTGTAGCAATAGTCCTAGTAATAGTGTTTCCGTATTCAGTATAGACCTCGGCATCTAACTCACCAACTCTGCCATCAACTATATCCCCACAGAGGATTCGGTTATACGCCTTAACAACAGAAGAGATTCTTGAAACGCCTATCGCTCCTGAGATTAAAGACTTTCGCTCATGCCATTTCTGAGATGTCGTGTCATAAACAAGCGTTGTTGATGGCAAAGAAAAAGCTATAAAGTATGCGCCCTTGTTGGCATATACCCATGAATATATCCCAGCCACCTGCGTCTGGGTCAGCTTGCTCAGTATAGAGTCTATAGCTGTTGTTGAAATCTTGGTTGTGCTATTCCCGCTTAATGCCCAGATTGCTGGAGATTCGTTTTGTCCTCCACCGACCCACATAAAGGTGTCTTGTGCATTAACCAACGAATAAGGCGAAAAACAGCCTTTCTGAAGGAATAGTCCTGTTCTTTGAAAGGGGAAGTCTGCCCCACCGATATTCTGGAAAGCCTCAAATGTCTCACCGCCTGAAATGAATAGTTGGTTTTTAAATACTACTGGTGCAACTATGTCATCGGGGTCTGATTCAGCCGTTCCAAAGTCTAATGCGTTGTAAGCTAGACCGTTGTTGATCGCGCTAACAATGAACTTTTTAGTATCTGTCGTAATTAAAAAATAGCCATCGATGAACACTACAAACTGAGGCGCACCGTTGGCTACAAAATCAGTGTCAGTAATCTCTGCGAATGCGTCAGTGACATGGTTGTAAATGTATCCCTTGCCGCCTGGAACCAAAATCATTAGCTGAGTTCCATTGTCAGCCATAGAGACTCTAGCAGTCCCCTCAACAGTCCCCAAAGTTGTCAGCTTAAAGGTTTCGCTCATTCTGTACAGTGTTGTACCGTTTACAAAATAAGGCTTGCCAACCATTTCGTGAGCGCCACGGTTAATCTCATCAAGACTCCCGCTAGTGGCTCTCTCTACAATACCCTCAGTTCCAAACAGAGTCTCTTGGTTAAGACCTACACCCTGAACAATGTTGGGATACCAGTTTGTGCATTCTTGAGCAGAAAGCGGCAGAGAGTCGCTGACATAGAAACCGTTGGCTATTGGCAGCACAGTCTGCGGCATTTAATCTATTCCAAACAATGCGCTAGACACAAGAATATTATCTGTGCTTGTAGAGTTCCGTACAAATAGTTCAACATAGTCATTTGTAGCAAAAGACTGATTAGTGGATAAAGCTAAATTCTGAGTTAATCCAGCGGCGATAGAAGCAGAAATTCTAGTCTCGGAAATCACTGCTCCATTCTTAGCTACATAAACCGAAAGGTTTTGATTTGAGGCAGACACTGGGTCTAGCGTTATTGAGGCGTGTATAGTCATTACCGCAGTAGTCGAGCCGTTGTATGTAAATCGCCCCGCTGAAGTTTGGGTAAAACCAGTGTTCACGCCAAAGGCCCACGTTCCAGCAATAAGAACAGGCGTTGCCGTAGAGGCTATTACTGTAGCCGTTGAGTTTCCTTGCAGGTAGCTCTCGGCATACGCCAGATCGTCATTGGCAGATATAGAAATGACATTGCCAGCCGCCGCTAAAGTAATCCCACTGCCAGCCAATAGGCTTACAAAGGTAGGGCTAGTCGCTGTCGTGTTCAGCATCAACGGCGATCCGGTAGCGTCAACTGTAAAGTTGTGCTTAATCTCTACGCCATTTGATGCCGATACGTTAGCCGCTATTCCAGAACCATTCTCGATGCTACGGATATTATTAACCGTTGCCTGAGTGTCTAATATGGGTGCGGCAGTAGCAGCTCCCGCCTGGACAATAGTGCCAGTAACACCAAGCCCATTTACAAAATCGGTGTAAGCGATTCGGTAGTTAGTGCTGTCAATGATGTAATTTAAATAGCTGTTGGAGCCAGAGATAGTGGTCTTGGCTACAAATTGGCTTATCTTCCTGCCCTGTGCGCGTGTAGTTGTCATACTGTACTAGTCTCCAGCCCAATGGCTCCGGTGGTTTCGGCAAGTATCTGAGCCTCTTGGTCTGCATAAAAGTGACCAGACAAGCCAAAGCCTTGGCCCTCGTTTCCTGAGCCGATAGGTAATGTACTTGGTGGATGGCTAATGCCCATCGTCTGCCCAATAGTTCGCATAGTATGCAAGCCCTCACGCGCAGCAGCTACTAAGCCTTGAGAGATAACACCGCCATAGTCAGGCGATACCTCGATAGCCATGTTAGCTATGATTCCGCGTAATGCTCCAGCGGGAACCGTAACCGCGTCACCAAGGTCAGCAACCTCAGTATAGCCAAGCTGTACGCCTTGAGCGTCTAGCTGGGTCATGTAATTGTTTAGTGCAAATATGTAGTCCTGATACTCCGCAGGCTCAAGAGGAGACTCTGCCGCCTGCACAAGAATACGTTGGAGTGATGCCTTTGCAACTTGCGCGACAGTAGCCATTATGTATAAGTATTCCTATCTTTAGAGTTTTTAGGAAGCTCTGCTTTGTGGAAAAGTCTTACGCTAGATTCGCTGTGAGTTTTCCCAGAATGCAAAGAGCCATCAGGCATAGTGTGAGATGGCCCATTATAAGGCTTTCCCGACTGTGTGAAGTGCTGAACGCCTTTCATCAGGCGTATGAATTGCCAGTAGGGCCACGCTTCATGCCTTTGGTCATAGCTGTCATTTGACGCTTCATGCCTGCCTTCTTAGCCATTATACGCTTTCTCTCGGCAACAGTGTTTGCGCCAGGATTGTCTTTAATTCGGAACATTTCGTCATCAGCATTGCGAACCATGCGCTCAAGCTCTTTCATTTTTTGAGCTTTGGTAACGCCTGAATCAGTGTAAGGAAAATTGAAACCTGCAACATTTGGCATATCTGTCTCCTGAATTTAAATAATGAAAGGGGGCCGAAGCCCCCGATCAATCTATACTCCGTAACCTTGACCCGCAAAGTTAGGATTGAAGACCGCATACGCTGGAAGAAGGTCAAAACGAATCTTCTGCGTATTGGCATCACCGTCTGAATACTTAGAAACGCGAATAGACATACCGTCTTCTGTAGTCGCAATAGTATCAGTGGAATACAACTTAGGTAGCTTCACTGAACCCAGACCAAACGCTTGCTCTGTGTAGAACAAGTTAGGCTGGTATACAGTTGCCGCAGCACCAAGGATAGTTATAATCGCGCCAGAAGCAGGAGCCGCATCAACATTGTTGTACTGACCATTGGCCTCGTAGATAGCAGCACCAGAGACAACAACAGTAGCCTCGTTGCCTGCAATAGTTACTACTGAAAGAACTGTTCCAGTCCAAGGAACCGCAGCACCTGCCGCATCAAGAACCACTTGGCGAGTAGCGATATTCAAACGATTAACACCAGCGACCTGAATTTGATCACCAGCCTCAATAGTTCCTGAACCCAAAGTCTCAATCACCATAGTCTGCTGCATAGTATCTTTAGCAGTGACATAGGTGGCATCAGGTGCTGCTTTAAGATCACCAGATCGATCAGTAGTAGTACCTGACGTATAGCTGCTCAAAGCGTTCGAGGTTAGTGCCTTCATGCCACCAAAGTTGGAAGCAATCTGCGCTTTCTCAAAAGCAGTTCGTACTAAACCGTCAGCCGCATTCAAGCCACTCTGAGCCGAAGCCAGTGCAGTCGTAGTGAACGGGTTCATCAGGTAGTATTTGCTGTCGCTCATCGGAACGCCAACAGAATCCATCATCGCTCCTGCGCCCGCAACATCAGACCAAGCGTCAACGGCTGTGCCGCGAGCGCCATAGTTCAAACCAGTGTTGATACGCATGAATTTGCCAAGGTCTACCTCAAGATCAGTGACAAGTCTTCGGGCCATTGGCTCAAGGATTTGTTCTAGCTGGTCAAGCTCTAAGGCTTCTTGAATGTTTGACCATTCGGTAGCTGAAGTGAAGTAAGGCTGGACAGTACCAGTAGCCTTGCCTGCAATGATGTCAGACTTAGTAGCACCTGAAATGTCGCCACCAGAAGTCCTTATAGAGTTGTAGTCGTGAGGACGCTTGAAATCAACCTTAGTACCTGTGCTTGGGTTGAATCTTCCGCTTAGAAGCTGAGTGTTAACAGTCTTGGTGACTACTCGGCTGGATTCAAATGCCTCTAGAAAGATTTTGGCTAGAGGCCGTGTAATGTTACTCGATAGATTATTAGCCATGTTAAAGATTTCCTATTCGAGAGCAGAATAGGCACAAGGCTTCATCTACTCAAATGTTGCGCCTTGTGGCCCCCGACCATTCGGTGGCTTTCCAGCAGCGTGGGGACGCTCCAACGGATCAGGAGTGTCGGTTACCTTCTTGGGTTGTGCTGCCGCAGCCTTTGGCTTGATTTTAGTCTCAATAGCTACTGCCGCTTGTGCGGGAGTAAGATATTTCAACTCATCCAATTCGAGGGGATTGTCTGCAAGGTATGTAGTTATCAACGGGCCTTGATCAGACTCTAGGATATATTGCCCTAGCTCTACACCAATTCCGTGTTGTGCAACTGCATTTCCCGCCACCTGCAATTCTGCCGCTTTAATTCCTAATTTTGCGGCCCTTCCTGCATAGTCTCGAATCTTGTCATCTTGCTGTTGGTGCTGCGCCTGCGCTTGCTCTTGCTGAACACGAATCTGATGCTCTTGCTGTTGCCTGCGCTGGTTGTCAAAGTTTGCCTGAGCTAAAACCTGCTGATCACGCTGCGCCAGATTTCTTCGATATTCCTCATCAGAAATAGCAAAGGGGTCTGGAGGCGCTTGAACTACTGGCCTCTGCTCAACAGGAACTCTAGCTTGCAGTTCAGTGACTTGCCTTTGGAGTTCGTCAGCCCGGCGTTCCATGTCTCTGGTCTGCCTAACCTTCTTACCAATAGCGTCATTAAACTTCTGCTGTTGTCCTGGTGTAAACTTCTCGTCCGGTGCTGAATCGGAATCTTGGCCTTCGCCAAAATCTTGAGACTCTTCTGTGCTTTCAGCTTCGGATGCCTCCGTAG